TGCCAAATCTAAAAGAAAATTTATCCATCGCGAAAGTAAACAAGAAAGACAAGATCTATTGCGATGAACCCTATGCACAGGAGCTGTACAATCTCATTTGTGGATTGCCATCTCATGTTAAAGACATCTCTGCCGGAGATATGTTAACTGCCACGGATCTGAGAGTTGGATCCAACGGAAAAGTGGAAATCACTACTAATGTGGGAATTTCTCTGTTCTTGGACATGAAAAAGGACAAGAAATACTTTGAAGCTATTGGATTCACAGAGTCCGAGATAGCTAACATCTCGGAGCTATCAGCTTCCGGATGGTTCAAGGATCTCTTCTCAACCAGAGAAGAGATGATCAGAGTGGAAGGAGACGCTGATGAATTCAGAGGCTCCATCTACAAAGGCTACCTGGAAAAAACTAGAGAGGAGTTCATCTCACAGATCTCCCTTCAAAATGCTTACTACATAGCCAAGATCATCTCCAAGAACCAAGGGGGATTTTTCATCAAAGTTCAAGGAGTGGATGCATTCCTTCCGGGGTCTCTAGCAGCTGCTAACAAGATCATGGATTTTGATTCTTACATCGGAAGAGAAATTCCGGTGATGGTGGAAGATTATCTGAAAAATTCGGATACGTTCATCTTCTCCTACAAGAAATACTTGGATAAGATTCTGCCAGGAAAGTTGGCTGAGATTGAAAGGTTCACTAAACTGGAAGGTATCGTGACCGGTGCTAGCAAGTACGGAATCTTCGTGGAATTTCAGGAAATTTTCACAGGATTGCTTCATATGTCTGAGATGCAGGAAGAAACTCTGGAAATTTTCAACGCTAGAAAAGTTGAAGCCGGACAAACGCTTCATCTCTGGGTGAAAGACATCAGGGACAACAAGTTGATCCTCACAGAGATCGATCCTAGCGAGAAGCAGGAAGAGATTGAAAGTTTCAAACATAAGACCGAAGGAACTGTTAAGAACATGAAAGTAGTTTCAGTTAAACCGTTCGGAGCCTTCCTGGAAGTGGAAGAAAACAGAATCGGATTACTGCCAGTCAGAGAGATGAAGAAAGTAGCCAAGAATATGACAGTTGGCGAAACTTATTCACTCTGCGTTTCCAAGGTAGATTCCGATACTGGAAAAATTTACCTTTCGGCTTTAAATGAAAAAGTCAGTAACGAAGTATGACATTCTTTCTGCAGCAAAATGCGGGATCGAATTCGAACTCTATAGTGAAAAGACCTCTTCCCAGATTTCTCGAGATTTGGGAAGAGCTCTTAATAAGAAGATAGTAGTCCCAGTAGTTTCCGTAGCTTTCGACAAGGAAGATAAGGGAAAGTACCACAGTGAGATGGAGCCCACGGCGACCACTTTCAAACTGGAAAAGGATTTCAGCGGTGGGAAAGACATGCGCGAACTCATCACAGGTCCTCTTCCCTACGAGGAAGCTCGTCTAGTCATCATCAAGACTCTGGAGTGGATTCGTCTCAATGGTTGGACTGATCATAAATGTTCCATACATCTCAATCTGAGTTTCAATCCCTATCTGATCAAGCTCAAGAACGAAGTTTCTCAACTTGAGACTCTGAAGTTCATCCTCTCCTACGATGAAAATTTCATCTACGAACGCTTTCCTGAGAGAAGGGGTAGTGTATATGCACGTAGCATAGATCAGGTGATTCCCATCAACAAGTTCACATTTCAGAACCCTTACGATACCATCGATCCTAACAACTACATCGTTCCGGACGAGAAGTACTACGGAGTAAATTTCACCAAGAAACCCAAGAACTACTTGGAGTTCAGGTACGTGGGTGGCAAGGGATATGAATATAAAGCACAGAAGATCCTGGAGATCTTAGACTACTCAATTCTCAAGATCTACAACACTCTCCAGAATCCTTCGTACACATCCGAGGACATTGGCAAGTTGAAGAGAATGTTGGTGAACCAGAGATCTGTTTCGGATTCCTTTTCCTCATTGGAAAGGTTTCTGGTGGACTATCCTAAGATCTATGTCCTGGTGGACACAAAGGGTGATCGTGACATAGTCAAAACTTACTGGACTACCATCAGAGAGAGTCTCTTCTCCCTGATCGTTAGCGGTAATATGACCGAGGGTACTTACAATTACGATACTGACATCTCAATCTCACAGTTGAGATACGCTAAGCTCACCAATGCTCATGAGATTGGAGACTTTGAGATGTTCGATTGCGAAGTGAACGGTTCATTTCATGACGTCTCCTTCTTCAGATGCAAGATCAAGGATAGCAGACTCAATCGATGCAAGCTGATAGAGCTCAACGAAGTTCATGACTCCAAAGTTGAGCATACATCATCTCTTCCGGGAAATGCATTCTTTGAATGCTACATCAATTCTCCGGATCAGATCATCGAAGGAACAGTAACTGGAGGTGTCATCAGAAACGCTATTCTGGGGAAAAACTTGGAGATCTCCAGCAGAACTCTAACAGTGGAAACTTCGGACCACGAAAACAGAAAAAATACTTACAGTCCAGATGACAAAAAATGAATTAGTTCAGGAAGTTCAACGAGAGCTTGATAGCAGTTTTGCTCTACCTGCGCAGATCCAACCGGAAGAAATCGAAAGGATCATAAAGCAGGAGAGAGTTTGGTTCATCGAGAACTACAGGTATGCAGTGGAGAATCAGTACTATGTGATTCCGCTTGCACAGTTTAAGTTGCCAGAATTCACAGCAAACAGAACTATTTTACTGCCGGATTGCGTAGTTTCCGTCACCCTAGTCCAGGAGATCACAGGTGCTGGACTTCTAGGTACTGTGGATAGAGACTTTGCGGATAATAAGTTGATAGCTTCAGAGATCTACCTTTCACCCTTTCTCGGAGATGGTTTGACATACAGAATTGCTCAGTACCAGTTCTTCGACCTTTCCAAAGCATTCTTCATGGATCTGATCAGATTCGACTATAACAGAAGAACTCAAAAATTGAAGATTCTGGGTAGAGACCCTCAGAGAGACGTTTTTGTCCAGACATACGTCGCTATTCCGGATGAGAAACTCTTCGATGACTACTACTTCATTCGTATGATCACTGCTAAATCAAAACTTTCCATGGCAAGACAGCTGAGTTTCTTCGATTTCAATCTGATGGGAGGAATCAAGATCAACGTTTCTGACCTTAGAGCAGAAGCCGAGTCAGAGATAGAAAGAGTGCGTCAGGAAATTGCTGACCAAGATACCCCCGACTATTTTGTCGTTTGGCATGCTTTAATTCCGTTTATTATTTCTGCAGCAGCACTATTACAATTTACTTCTCATACTGTTCCCGGTCTTTGTTAAAGATGCATGAAACAATCTATCAATTTACAGTCTTTTTCTAGAGCTATCAAAAAAGATCAAAACTTGGTTCTGCATCTCAAGGAAAAGACTCTATTTCTTGACACTCTCTACGAGGAAGTTCCTCTGAAACAGAGGATGTTTCATTTGAAGCATCCTCAAGTTGTGCTTTGTGATTTCTGTTCCAAGCCTGCACTATGGACTCCCTACGACAAGGGCTACTTAAGCTTCTGACAAAGTTTCTACTATTCCATCTCGGATATATAGAAAAACAACTATGAACAGCTCATGCTAAACGAGATATACATGAGGGATCCTTCAGACCCCCAACACGTTCCGGGCGTTCTCAATGTTTCCAATGAGATAGAAGTCCTGATCGGGCAGATCAGGATGATACTCTTCACAAAACCCGGTGAACTGATCAACAACTTGCAATTCGGAATTGATCTGGAAAGGTTCGTGTTCGACTTTAACGTTTCCAATTCCAGTCTGGAAAAGATGATCACTGAGCAGATCTATACCTACACTCCCCTGGCTCAGAAATACAACGTTACTGTGGAATCTAGTTTCTTTTATGGGACCACCCGTGACGTTTGTTTGATAAATATATTCATAGACGGTACAAAATATTTAGGGATCTTAATGAAATGAGCAGCTCTCCTCTACCTAATTTTCTCAATAAAGCAAAAGTCCAGACAGACGACCTGTTTGATCAGATCAGAACTTATCTGATTAACACGTTCTCGCAATCAGGTTCTGTCTTTAACTTTTCGTCAGCTTACGGACAGATTCTGTATGCTCTGTCTGCGATCGCAGACATGATTCTCTACTACATAGAAGATTCGATCACTGAACTTAACATCTACTCAGCTTCTCGAACTGCTAGCATCCAGGGCTTAGCTAGACTTGCCGGACATAGCATCACACGTTCAGTTGGAGCTTCCGGAGAGATACAGATCAATCTGCTTTCCAATCCCACTGGAGTCAACGGTACACAGATCATCATTCCCAAATATTCTAGAGTCAGGTGCAATACTAATAACTTGACTTATCTTCTGGACATTCCCCAGGATGAGATCAGGATCAATTTTGGAAGCACAACGCCTGTCTATGCTAGAGTTGTGCAAGGAGACATACAGACACAAATTTACACTTCTGACGGCTCCTTTCTACAATCCTACACAATACAGGAAAGATCTTTCAACTTCATCGATAATTTCTTTGTCAATGTCTATGTTAACGGTCAGCTTTGGGATAACTACGACTCTCTTTGGGATATTCCGATGAACGGTAAGGGATACGTTTCCAAGACTGGAATCTCAGGAGGTCTGGACATCTATTTTGGTAACGGGCCATTTGGTCAAGTTCCAGCTCAAGGTGCTGAGATAAGAATAGAGTATCTCAGAACTTCAGGTTCCAATGGCAATGTGGCACAGAACGAACAAGTCTATTTCACCTGGGTAGATAGCGGATACAGCACGTACGGAGAGACTATCGATCTGAACGCGATCACTAACACTACTATGTCTCAGTTGATCACGTTCGGAACCGATTCGGAGGACATCAACCTGACAAGATTGATAGCCCCTAAGACTTCTCGTTCCTATGTTTTAGCTAACACAGATAATTACAAAATCTTCTTGCAAAAGTTCAATTACTTTGCAGTGATAGATGCTTACACATTGGATAATACCGGTCAGTACATAGATGACACCAACATCATCTATCTCTTTCTGATTCCTGACATCACCAAGAGATTGAATGGCGGACAAAACTACTTCACGGTTCCAGAATCTCAATTCACACTATCGGATCAGGAATTCGCTGCAGTTCAATCGCTTCTTCAGGACAGTGGATCCCAGATAGTTTCGACTGTGGTTAAGATTGTGGAACCCAATCTTCT